AACCTAAAAGCACCACAACCCGGTGGAGGTCCTCGCAAAAGATCATTTTGCGCCCGTATGTCAGGGGTAAAAGGACCAATGAAAGATAAAAAAGGCAGACCTACTCGTAAGGCTCTTGCCCTTCGCAAATGGAAATGTTAATTATGCCAATGGGACCCGGAACCTATGGTTCACAAAAAGGTAGACCAAAGAAAAAACCTACTGGTCAACTAAAAATGAATATGAAAAAAATGCCTCCTGCTGTGCAGAAAAGGCTAATGGATGCAATGAAAAGAAAAAGACAGGGGATGAGATAATGGCACATAAAGGCAAGGGCTCATGTGGCTCAAAAGGTAAAGGCGGAAAAAAGGGGTATAGATAATGGCTAGAACTATCGACATGGATGGATCAGAGTCTCGCTCTATTTCCGAAAGACAAGAAAAGAAAAAAAAGAAACCATATAATCCATATGGTTCAGGTTCAAGTATGAACCCATCAAAAGCAAGTCAAACTACAGGACCATAATGGCTAAACGAGGACTATACGCAAACATTCACGCCAAACGTCTAAGAATTAAAAAAGGTTCTGGCGAAAAGATGAGAAAACCCGGAGCTAAAGGTGCTCCTACTGCTGCTAACTTTAAACGTGCAGCTAAAACAGCAAAACGACCTAGATAAAACAATGGTTTTTAAAAGCACATTAACTTGGCAAAGAGAAGAAAGAATGGCTGCTGAAGCAAAAGCTGCTGAAGAAGCTAAGAAAAAAGCCGAGGAAGAAAAAAAATCTGAATAAAAATGAACAAAAAAGCAACCGAAGATCAGTTCAACGAGTTGCATAATCTAGTTACAAAGGAGTTCCTCTCTCGCATTAAAGCTGGAGAGGCAACTACTCAAGACTTAAAAGCAGCTTGTGATTGGCTTAAAGCTAATGATATTAGTGGAGTTGCTTATGACGGCAACCCTCTGTCAAAACTTGCACAGGTTATGCCAACTGTTGATCCAGAATTAGTACAGGCTAAACTCTATGGCAGAAACAGCTAAATACTACAGATCCAACCCAAAAGCTAGAGCAGTTAGACTCAAGCAACAAAAAAAATACAACAAAACTAAAAAGGGATTAGCCCTGCGTGTTAATGCAAACAGACTTAATAGACAACTTGGTACCTACGGAAATGGTGATGGGCAAGACGCTGCTCACTATTCGGGGAGTACTACCAAGGGCAGACTCCAAAGTCCATCCAAAAACAGGAAAAGCAGACTCAAAATACGTAAATGACCCCTCTACTACCTAGTCCAAAACATTACTTACAAAATTTAATAACCATGACAAGTTCAGATTCTAAACGGCTCTGGAGAAGAGCAGTAAAAGAGCACTTCAAATGTACATGTGTTTATTGCGGAAAAACTTATGATTTTAATGAACTTACACTCGATCATGTCAAACCTCGTAGCAAAGGTGGGCAGGATCTTACACGAAATGTTGTTTGCGCGTGCAGACAATGTAATCAGGACAAAGGTAGTAGCCATTGGCTCGGATGGATGCGAAAGGTATTTGGAATTCAGCCATTACGAGAACTAATTATTCATCAACACATTATTAAAAATGTCTAGAACAAATACGGCTAAAACTATAGAGAACCGTAAGAAAAGAGAAAAGAAATTTCTTACCGATCTTAAAATTAGAAAACTACGCCAAGTTAATCGTAGAGGACAGATAACTGGACAAAAGAAAAAAATGTCTACGTTTAAAGCTCAATCTTCTTACGATATAGCTAAACAACAAAGTGGCTCAAAGACTGGAATGTCTAACTTAGGAGCTGGATACAAGAAAGCAGAAGAAACACTTTCTAAAAAAGCTACAGAAAAGTCAGCTAGAATAAATAAGGCAAGATACCCTAAGATGGGTACATTTAAAAGTAAAGGTAAAACTACTGATACTAAAACATCTACTACAACAGCTAAAAGAGGTAAGTCTTCTATCGAAGCTAAAAACAGAGCAAGATTTGGTGATGCAAGGGTTGACAAGTTAAAAGCAAAGAACAAAGACTTCCAAGCTATGAAGAAAGGTAAAATGACTAAGGCTCAGTTTATCAAAAAATACCCTAACTCTCAGACAGCTAAGAAAGCTAGGAAGAAGTAATGCTAGACGACATTGCACGCCGAGCGATGCAATCGCATGTTAAAGCATCGCTTAAGAAAATACCAAAGACAGTAGCTAAAGCTAAACCTGAACCAGTTATAAAAGCTCCGCTTGTTAAAGAAGTAACAGGTGGAGATTTAGCAAAACAAGATTTTGTAAATCAACAATTAGGTAGACGTAACTACGGTCCACGTAAACCCGGTAGTCCTGTTAGAGCACAAAGAGCTACTAGCAGAATGGGTCCTAGAAGTATTATTGCTAGTGAACCAGTTAAAATGTTAGACGCATATCCAGATAAAAAATATGAAATAAATATGTGGATGCGTAATGCTTATACATATGCTAGAAAAAATGGTAGCCTAGAAGGATACCCAAACTATATAGGATCTGACGGTAGAAGTTGGAGACCTAAACCCGGTCAAAGTGCGTTTGAAGGTCTTAGATTAAAAGGTGATGATAAACAAGCTAGAGCTAAGATAATTAAAAAAAGATCTGATAGAGAAAAACCTTGGACTAAGCCAGCAGGAAAAGATGCAATTTATGCAGCTTTATTAAAAATTGGTAAAGAACATCATTATGATAGACTTATTGAAATAATGATAAGAGATTTTAATATAAAAATGAAATCACTTGGTGGTCAAACAAAAGGTCATTTTATTTCTTTAGATAATGGTGGTTTAGATGTTGCAGAAAACTTTGGACCACAACCGGGTAAAAGTAGAAGAGTAATACGAGACGGTAAACTAAGAATCGAAAGAGGTAACTATTCTGAACAAGCAGAAAGCACTGTTGGATTTGGTGCTGGTAAAGGTCTTGATAATTGGGACGATTACGTGCGTCTAAAGCTTTCAGAACTAGAGTAACCTAACTTATATACATTTCTATATGACAGACGTTTTAACGTCCTTACAGAGCGATTTCAAGCTGTTTCTACAGGCATTATGGGACCAGCTTGATTTACCCTCTCCTACTAGGGCACAATACGCCATTGCAGACTATTTACAACACGGACCTAAACGTTTACAGATCCAAGCCTTCCGAGGAGTCGGAAAAAGTTGGATTACTGGAGCATTTGTGTTATGGACACTCTTCAATGACGCAGAAAAGAAGATAATGATTATATCAGCTTCTAAGGAAAGAGCTGACAACATGAGTATCTTCCTACAAAAACTTATTATTGAAACACCATGGCTAAGTCACCTACAACCAAAGAGCGACGACGCGAGATGGTCAAGAATTTCCTTCGACGTTCTATGTTCACCTCATCAGGCACCATCAGTCAAAAGTGTTGGTATTACTGGTCAGCTAACGGGAAGCAGAGCAGACCTAATGATTCTGGACGACATAGAGGTACCGGGAAACAGCATGACGGAGTTGATGCGTGAAAAATTACTTCAACTCTGTACTGAAGCTGAGTCCATCCTTACGCCGAAAGACGATAGCCGTATTATGTATCTCGGGACTCCTCAGACTACTTTTACTATTTATCGTAAGCTGGCAAGCAGGAATTACAAACCATTTATTTGGACCGCGCGATACCCAAGAAACAATACCCCTTACGAAGGACTTATAGCTCCACAGCTACAAGAAGATATAGACAACGGAGTAACACCATGGACAACCACAGATGACAGATTTAGTGAAGATGACCTTGTGGAACGGGAAGCATCTATGGGACGTAGCAACTTTATGTTGCAGTTTATGTTAGATACAAGTCTATCAGACGCTGAAAAGTTTCCTCTCAAAATGGCTGACCTTGTTATTACTAGCGTCAATCCTACTAAAGCACCCGACAACATCGTATGGTGCTCAGACCCGAGAAATGTACTTAAGGATTTGCCCACAGTGGGTTTACCCGGGGACTACTTCTACTCTCCGATGCAAAT